CTTTTGACACGCCCGCCAGTGCTGCATTTTGATAGGGTTATGCGTCGGAGCGGGGGCGAGTGAAATTTCAATACATTCGGCACGTTCCATCCGCCGACCTTCAAACGGACACATTACCTTACGGAACACATCCGCCACTTTCGCGGCCACTTTGTCAGGCTTACCGTTGTATTTGCCGTTCAAAATCAGACTGATGCTTGTCGCGCTGTATCGGAGTTTTGCCGCAGTCTTCATCAGCCCGTCTTTCGCGACCTCTTCCTTCAAAACCGCGTACCAATCTTCTTTCATATAATCTTTTTCATTCATAATCAGGAACCTCCCTTAATACAATTTCGTTTATATTCGGGTCGTACACCTCTCTGACAGCCAGCAGCTGCGGTGCTTTCGACCCTGTATTCTTCAAAAGGACAAACGATTTTTTCCGTGCGTTGCCCGTGTTTTTCAGATACCCCGCCTTTTCAAGGTGTTGCGCATAAACTCTGACCATGCTGCGGCTGACAGGGTGTGTCATGTTGACGTGGGCCGTCAGGCTGTCCAAGTCAAAGGTTTTCAAAATCCGCATTGTCCGCCACAAGGCTTCCGTTACCGGGCATTTCAACGGCTGACCGTCATCAGACAAGCGGGGCGCATCCATACCCGTATCCCGCTCCAGCCGGTATCTGCACGGGCTGCCGATGCCTGCTTTCTTCTGTACCGATACAAACCCGCCCTTATTAAGAGACTTTAAATACCCGTACACCGTATTCCCGCTCAGTTGGCAGGCTTCAGCGATTTCAGAGAGCATCAGGAACCTGTCCTTGTTGCCCCGCAGACAGTTCCAAATCTCTTGTCGGCGGTTGCGGGGCTTCGTCAATGTCGTCACGCTCATAATTTGACCCCGCGTTTAGGTGCTTCGCCCTTGTACAGGTCGGCTTTCGCACAAACCTCGCGCGTTACCGTATCCAAGCCTTGCTGGTTGGCAAGCTCCAACAGATTGACCAGATTGACCGTTACGCGGCGTACCGAGCCGTGCGCCAAATCCACCAAATAAGCCAACGCATCTTTTTCAAACGTCAAATCAGGTGCGTAAACCTTCGCCAACTCTTCCGCGTCTGCCAAATCGACAGGTTGCGCAGGTACCCAAGCCAGCACGCGGCCGTGGAAACGCTCAAATTTCTTCAGCTTGGTCGGCAACATCTCCTCGCCCACCAACATCAGCGGGGCTTGGCTGCCCTCGTAGATGTCGCGCACCAGCTCGACCAATCCCTTATGCGTAACCAAATAGTCCGCCTCATCCAAAATCAACGGACGCTGACTGGCGGCCAACTGTTCGCAGATCACATCCAAACAACCCGCCGCCGTCCGGGCAGGCGGCAATCCCATCTCGAAGCAGATCTTTTCTAACAGCGTCTTTTTGCTCCATGCGCTGCGCAGCTGGACATAGTAAGCGCGTGTCTCATTCGCCACCGCCACCGTCGCCGTCGTCTTGCCGAAACCCGAAGGGCCGTACAACACACCCAAACCCGGCAAACCGTCCTGACGGTTGACCAAACGCTCCATTGCAACGGAGACCAAAGACAGATTGTTGATATTTGCAATTTTCATTTTTAAAATCCTTTTAAAGTAGTGAATAAACCTTGTTTTAAACCCCGAAAGGTCGTCTGAAATGAATGAAATCCAAGCCCTGCAAGAAGAACTGAACCTTCTGAAAGCCGATTTTGCCGTCCACAAGCAGGAAACCGAACGCACCATCACAATGTTGGAAATACTGATTGCCCGCCTGTTGGCGGCGAATATTCGGGCGGGTGTGATGACAGAGGCGGAATGCGCCCGCCTGCTCAATCAGTTGGAAGACAAGAACCCCGAAAACGACGCCGACCTAGACTTTATCTACGACATCATGCTTACCGCCTCGCGCACCTAGCATTTCCGCCATCAACCGCGTCCTCCGTTCAGCCATTGCCCGATTCCGTCGGGCGATGGCTGCATCCATCAACGCCGATTCCGATTCACATTCATCGAAGCGGCGCAAAACCCGACCTCCCTTGATATTTCGTACTCTAAATTTAACTTTCATAAAAAATCCTTAAAATCAAGCCTTCATCGCCCGTTTGGACAACGCCTTATACTCATTGCTTTGCGGATACCGCTCCAGCCATCTTTGCGCCTGCGGCGGCAAATCCGTCTGACCGAAAAGACGCTGATACAGCGCAAACCGCTCCGATGCTTCGGACGGTACCGACCAGCCCGCGGCAGCTTCCGTTTCAGACGGTTTTTCCACCGTCTTCACTGCCACAGCCTCGACCGTTAAATCGTCCTCACGGTTTCGGCGTGCTGCCAATGCGGCAGCCTTAGCCTTGATTTGACCCATATCCAGCACCATCCCACCGATATTGACCGAGTCCTGATGTTCGATGGTCGGTACGCGGCGTTCTTTCAGGATGTTTTGCTGTTGCAGCTCGTTGCGTTTCAGACGCTCGTCGTTGCGTTTGTCTTCCGCGCGTTCCAAGACGCTGACAGGCATATAGTCCGTCGAGTTGCCATGCCATTCCGCCTTGCAGATAAGGCGGCCGACATCGTCGTAAATCCAAACCCAAAGCGCGTCCTGCACATCGTAGCCGACCCTGACCGTTTCGCCGTTGAACTCCATCAGTTCGGCGGAATAATAGGTATTGCTGAACAGCGATACCTCTCCGCGCCGTACCGTGCGCATCACCTGCGGTCGGAACAAATACCCTTCCTCCTCCGGCGACACCCTCGGCGGCTCGCCAAACTCCGCCACCTTCAAAGCCCAAAACTCATTAGGCGACATATGCCGGCGTTTGCCTTCACGGTCGGTAAACTTAGGCAGCGAACGGTGCGGTCGGTCGTTGTATTCGTCCACCACCCGTTCGATATAGCCCTTAAACTCGTCCCAAGTCGGAATCGGCGAATTCAAAATCTTCCCGTGCAGGCGGACTTCCTTACGCGACAGCTTAAACAGCTTCTGCCGCGCCTCATCGTCCATATTTTTCCCCACAAAAGACGGCAGGTTCGCCGCCGCCCGCGTGAAAATATTATGGCTGCGTTCCGACGCGCCCTTTGCTTGCGAGTTATAAGCCCGCGAATGCGTCATCGTCATGCCCAACCTGCCCATCAGACCTGTTGCCTCATCCGTCATCATCAAGTTTTCAAAGCCACGACCCCAGTCCACATACCAAAGCGCACCGATGGCCGCGCGGCTCGCATGGCTTAAAGCCTCAAGCACAGTAAACCGGCTTTCCGCCAACCCCACGCTCCAGCCCATACACCGTCTTGTGCCAACGTCCAAAACCGTCGTAATTTCAGGTCTGAACGGCAGCCCCGACAACGGATTCAACACCTCCGCATCAAACGTATGACCGTCGGCGGTGTAGATGGCGGCAGGTTTCAAATGCAGGAAATCGCGCCGTTTGTGCGGCAGGATATTTTTCAAATCCCGCGCCCCGCGTCGTCCGCGTTCACGCTCCACATTGCCAAGCTTGCCCAACCACCGGCGCACCTGATGGATACTCGGCACATCGCCCCCTCTCTCTGCGAGAGAGAGCTGGGGAGAGGGCAAACCCGCCGCATCACCCCCTCTCCCCGTGGGAGAGGGTTGGGGAGAGGGGAAAGCCTCCAGCCTGTTCACAAACAAGCGGTAAGCCTCCGAAACAGAAGGCTTCATCGGCAGCCGGTAGCATTCCAAAAACACAGGCAGCCAAGACGGGACGTTCATATCCTCGGTTCTGGATTTCGGCGCAAGGCTGTTCGATTCCCGCGCCGCAAACCACCGCTTGATTGTCCGTACGCTCGGCAGCTTCCCGCCGCCGCCGCGCCCGTCTGCAGCCAAAGAAAACAGCTTCGCAATATGCTCGAAGCCCGGCATCTTCGCCTGCGTCAAAACAGTCGTCATCGCCGCCTCCTTCGACACACCTGATTCCGCCATTACCCGCTCGACCGCAGACAAAACCCCGCGCCGGGCCGATTCGCACAACCGTTGTTGCTCCGTCGAACCATCCGTAACACCGATGGCCAACTCTCCCCCTCGCACATCGGGAGAGGGCAAACCCGCACCCCCTCTCCCTGGGGGAGAGGGCTGGGGAGATGGCTGGGGAGAGGGCTGAAGTTCGGGCAAATCTGACAACCCGCCCAAAACCTCGTTCAGCTTCTTCGCCTGAATCAGTTTCAACACCTCCGGGGGCGGTGCATATTCGCGGCGTTTGCCACCTTTTCCGCCTTTACCGGCGACTTCTATAAAAGGCCAGGATTCCCTTACAACTTTACTACCCAACCCCATTTTCGTTGTTGGCAGATTTTCTAACTTCATTTCCAGAAGTTCCAAAATCGAATAATGCGTTTTCATGCTGCCGCCTCTTTATATAAATAAGCATAGCGGGGGCGGATGCGCCGCCCGTCTTTCGTCCACCGTTCCGGCCATAGCTCATGCAGAGACTTACCAAGAAAATCCGCAATCGCTAGTTCCCCTGATAAACTTGGCTTTTTTAAAGCCATCATGACTACCTTTGGGGATAGCTCATAAAGTCTGGCGACATCTGTTAAAGTTCGCCCCTTCATCTTAATTTCCGCCCGTATCATTTCAGGATGAATACCGTTCATCTATTTTTCTTTCCTTTCGTCATCTTATATGTGAAAATGACGTTTCCATTAACAAAGAGGATAACGTCATGTCCGAATATAAAACGTCCAAGTATTTAAGCATTGCCCAGCTCTACGAGCTGGCTGACGACTGGTGGCGGCTCGACCCCGAGCAGCACCGTTTCGTCAGCGGTTTCATCAGCGATTGGGACACTTACCAATCATGGCTTGCCGAACATAGCGCGCCATTTGCAGCTTATAAGGCTGGCGGCAAATCACGGCAAGAAACCATAGCAGCCTACCCCGAACACTACCCGTTATTTGTTTATGCCCAATGGCTGCGGCTGCAAGACGGTTTGCTGCTGCATACCCTGCTGTTGCGATACGGTTATGCAGACGCCTGCTCGAAAAAAGGTGCGCTTGAGCCTTCAGCAGATTTCTTTGAGCTTCTGATGGACGAAGCCGCCCGTTTGAATCTCTTCCCGCCCACCGCATTTGATGCGGGCGCGGAAATGGCAGCCCTAAACCGTCATTCGCAAAAGGGGTGATGCCTGGCTTTTCGTATTTCATCTTTCATTTCCTTTCTATATAAAAGTATGTAGCGTGGGCTTCGCCCACAAAATTCAACCAAAACCGCTTAATCGGTCGTCCGAACCGTTTCAGACGACCTGTTAAACAGTCTCCTTCCTGACGGGTCGAATACCCGTCATTTTTTTGGCTATTTCCAAATTGTTAAAGAACAATTCAAAATCGGTTATACTTTAAAAGTTCCGTTCTGAAGTTGTAAACATAGTAAAGTAGTAAAGCGTTAATTGCAATACAATCTTACAACTAACTTTACAACTTTGTAATAATTGATTGTTTATAAAGTAAATTATTTTTTATAAATTTCTTACTACTTTTCCAAAAAGTAGTAAAGTGAGATTACAAGATGGCAAAGTTACGACTAGACACTACGCAAATCATTGAAATAGCCAAATTTGCGAAAGACTTAGGAATTAATTCAGGATTACCTACCAGCAGACCGGGAGTAGCAAGTCGAGCTGAAAGCCAAAACTGGGAATTTGAAATAGTGCCTGGGAAAGGTGGGAAAAATGGTGAAAAAAAACTCTACACAATCCCTGACTATGTTATTGAAGAATTGGAACAAAAAGGCTTGCTCCATTTGATAGATGGCGCGGATACAGACACGCCGCTTGAAGTCCGCAACACTCAGCCCGATGTGGCGCATCTCGAAAATATGGATTACGCCGACTGGGCGGCGCGTCAGGATACGCGCGACATCGTACCCGTCCGCTATTACAAAGAAGTCTTCGCCAGCGCAGGCAGCGGCGCAATACCGTGGGACACCGACCCCGAAGCCATGTGGTTCCGAACCGCCTTTTTCAAACACCTGCAGCTCTCCCCCGCAGACTGCTTCTGTACCCGTATCGACGGGGACAGCATGTTCCCAACCCTAATCGACCAAGGCACCGTCCTATGGCAAACCGCCACGCGCTACACCCGCGAAGGAATCTACCTGTTCCGGCAGCAAGACGAACTCCGTGTCAAACGCCTGCAACGCCTGACCGCCGATACGCTCAACATCATCAGCGACAACCCAAATAAATCCATCTACCCCACAACCCAACTGACCCTGTCCGCCACCACCCCCGCCGACTTCCAAATCCTCGGCAAATACCTCTGGAGCTGCGGCATATCAAAATAACCGGCTTCCTGATAATTCCCATGACAAAAAAAGCGCGAAACCGACAAAAAACTGTCAGATTTCGCGCTTTTTTCGCAATTCTAAAATTTCCCCCATTTTTTTAAATTTCCTTAGCCTTTCAATAATTTCCGCCTTTTTTTCTCGTTATATATCTATGACAAAACTAACACCACCCCACATCCAACCCACTGATGCGAATCCGGTTCATTTATAGTGGATTAAATTTAAATCAGGACAAGGAGACGAAGCCGCAGACAGTACAAATAGTACGGCAAGGCGAGGCAACGCCGTACTGGTTTAAATTTAATCCACTATATTGAGTGCGCCATTTCCGTGCAGGGTGAGAAGGAATCACGGCTGCGTGCGACAATCATCTGAATAACGGATATTTCTACCGTATCGTGTAGAATATAAAAATATTACAAAAGTTACTAACGGGCTGCCGACTGTTTGGCAGCATTCGCATGACGGTGAACAGACACGAAACCGGAAGCTGGCGCGGGAACGCCGTATCGGTTTAAAGTTTGCCGCTCAATCTTTGAATACTGACATTTATCTGTTTTCAG